TAACCACTTCTGCCCAAGGTCGTCTGCATACACAAAGAATGGTCTCAGCCCTACTATAGGTTTGTAAATCTTTTCTGAAACAAAATATACACTATTGATATCAGGCCCGGTCTCAGTTACTATGTTTAAAAAACTCGAACACCATACATCAGTTCTGCCCAGACTGGCTATGTCATTGGCTATCAAACTTCCTCCAGATGGTGCCCAGGGTATCACCTCAACATCTTCATCTAATTGCTTCAGGTTATCCATGGTCACTATTCCCTTATCAGTCAACCCATTGGCAACTAGTTGATCCCATAATTCTTTCCTATGTGGATGTGGCTTGCGATTGTATGATAGAAATGGTTTGTTGATTAATTGATAATCTAATAACTCACTGTCGGAGGGCAATTTCATGTGGTCTCTAGTAAATCTTGCCCAAAAATCAAAGAAGTGTGGACCATTGTAGTATCCGATCTCTCGAATCTCAATATTCCTATCCTTAAAAAGATCTCGCCTGGCTATGTGTGCATCAAAGAAACTGAGTATGACCATGGTCCTGATGGGATTCTCATCTAACCATGCCACGACCTCCTCGTGAAAATCATCAGTATACCAGGTGCTGTGGATCAGAACATCTGCTTCTAAGTCTCTGATTAGCTCTTCTTGATAATCAAGTATGGGATTTTGATCACCCCATCCATTATTAAAAACTTTTGAGATCATCCCATCCTAGCTCTTTGCAATATTCTTTTATCTCTTTTTCTGTGTTCAATGTTATAAACACATCCATCTCATCTGACTTCATGTTTGGATACAGTTCAGCCACAACCTTGCGTAACTTGTTGGTGCTCTTGCCCTCTTTCTTTTTTGCCGCTAACCAATAGTGGAACTGATTACCCATGTTAGGTGATACTGTGGTGCACATCAGCCACTGTAGTTTTGTATGCTTGTTTAGGTCAAAGAAATGTTTATTCACATACTTGTTAGTAGCCATCAGGTAGTATGCCTGTAGATCTTTGTTGCCACCTACACTAGCACCATATCTCAACATTAGATAAGTTGAGAACTGTTTCTTTTCCTCATCAGTAAACTTGTCATAGTAATCTCTGTCCTTACGATCGTAGGCCGCCATTTCATTACCAATGTATAGTGGTGAGCTCTTATCTGCCATCAGAATGCCAAGTTATAGTTAACGATCTCACAGTTGCGACTGATGTCCTTGACGAAGTAACAACACTCGGGTTGCTTTCCATCACTTAAAGGAATAGTCAGCAGTTGTCCATTTTTAAGTTTAGGTGAATACCATGACACATCCTGATACACGTCAATGATCTCAATGTCTAGGAAACTTGGACGGAAGTCAGTCAACGAGTTAAACTGGAATGCCCTAAATCCCCTGTCATTGATTGATGTCAGAGGTAACACTTCTAGGTCTCCCACGTCAGGCTCGCCTATCAGTATTGACCAATCAACTGGCATCCTTATCTTGTGTTCACCAATCTTTAACACCAATGCCGGCGAGTTAAATGACTCAAGGAATATCAAAGGTATCCAATGATAGTCCGGATTGCTTGGATCTGAATTGTCCAAGATGCTAAATCGCATGTCATCTATCTCTTCGGGTAGAGTGTCAAGATCATACTTTTGGTTGTCTAATGTTAATATCTGCATACTACTCCTATTATAGATAATACTTTCGTGTCTGTCAACTACTATTTCCACTCGATCTTCTCAACCTCGAACGGATAATTTGCCTCTTTATAGAAAGCCTTGCGTTTTGTCAAGTGCCGTTTGGCGAACTTACATGTTGATGTTATATCCCAAATTTGCACAAAATCTTTATCCTCAGCCTTCCTAATGCCTCGACCAATTGACTGAATAACACGCACGAAAGACTTGCCAGGCTCAATGAGAATAAGATTAAAAATCCTAGGAATGTTAATCCCAACAGCGGCAACACCATAGGTAGCGACAATAACCTTACCATCCATTGTCGCAACTTCGTCATATTCATCTTTCCTATCCTTTGCTTTGGTTGACCCTGACACGAACACTGCATCATCAATCAACTCTGTTAGTTTCTTACCAGGTGCTATCCTATCAACCAGGACCAATGTGTTACCACTTAGCCTAACTTTGTTTATCAGACCAGCAATATACTTCATGCGATCTTCTGTTTCTAATAGATAGCGTAATTCATCTTGATATGATTTATATTCCGCATGATCAATCAACTGTAAAACATTCACATGGCAGTTGGCTAATACACCCTCCTGTTGCAGTTCGTTCGCTGACAGTTTGCCCACGACATCACCAAGCGAACATCTTAGACTCATACGTTCGTATTCTTCTTTGGGTATGGTTCCTGTGAGTCCCCAACGTATAGGAACACGGCTCATAGCACCTGTTAACAATGTGCGTAGTGCATCTGCCTTGGCCATGTGAACTTCATCCACCATGACACAGACCACGTCATGCAGGAACTCATCTATCGTGATATCAACATCCTTGGCACGAGTTTTCTTAAGCAGGATGTTTAGACTTTGCCATGTGCAGATCGTATGTGTCTTGCCGAACTCCTTGCGATCACCAAAGAACACTCCAACATCTAGTCCCATGTTGATATAGTCATCTTCTGTCTGTGTGACCAATGATTTGTTTGGAACAATAACTATAGTTCTACCATGTGGTTCACATCTATGACTTAGCACTGCTGTAATTAAAGTTTTACCTGCACCTGTGGCAATCTCTTGTAAGCATTGTGGATTTTCAGTAAACCTATTGACTATCGCAACTTGGTAGTCTCGTAGTTTGATTGGCTGTCCTGCGATGGGATGACCTGGTGGCCAAACATAATCTGAGTAACTGTCCTCTGTCACTGGTTCCAATGGGTAACTTCTTTGGTAGTCTCTGTAGTCTTCTAGATCAACATCATAGTTATATTCGTCGAGTGTTTGTAATATTTCTGGAAGTAAATTAATGTAAGTGGATACGCCCAGTTGGAAGAATCCTACTTTGCCGTCCCAACGTCCTAGTCTAACTGCTGGCATGTAACGGGCACCAGGCACTTCAAACTTAAATTTATTGGTTAGGGCTTTGCGGACATCAAGATCCAGTCCTTCTATCTTGACATTAACTTCGTCAAGAACATGTAATAATGCTTTCTTCATAATAATAATTATACACTAAAAGGGGGAAGTGGGCCAACTATTTGACCCACTTTGGTAGAATCCGTTACCTGCGTTTCATACAGGTAACTTCTGCTAACTCTCTCCAGTTTGATGTTGACACTTTTCTAAGATCAGCAATCTTGAGTGCCATACGTAGACTTAGTTCATTTAGTTTGTCAGCATTGGTGTCCATAAACTCTAACATTTCCTCAACTTGATGTCCTGTAAAGTCATAGTCTTGATAAAGGGCACCTGTGCCTGCAATCTGTTTGATGCGTAGAAGTTTATCACGTGCTGTGTCAAGTGTAAGATCTAAATAGTGACAACGTGATTGAACTGCTTCTAAGTGATCCTGTAATTTCTTGCTCTTGACATTTTCAAACTTGACGTTTGTGATAAAGATTGCTGAACCCTCAAAGTTGAATGTGTCAGGAACGCCCTCGTTACGTAGTTTGTAACTGTCTGTGTTCCAACATATCTTACGAGTCTTTTTACTATCAAGTGCGGCTTTTAAGATGTTTAATGATAGCTCGTCCTGTAAGACTGAGTCACAGTCGTCAAACACTAGGACATTGTCTTTTTCTTTGTAGTTGAATAGTTTGCAGTATAGACCAATTGCTGACATAGCACCCTTGACAACATCATATGGTTTAGGTCTTGAACTAAGTTCTGTATACACACCTGCTTTTTCCAATTGGCGTTCAACACCATATGATTTACCAACCCCTGGAGGGCCTACTACGATCATAGCTCTCACGTCCCCATTAATACAGGCCTTGGTCATATCATCTAAGATATCGAAACGTTTACCGATACGTTCCATTATCTGTTCGTCTGTTTCTTTTTTAAATTTGATTGTTTTTGCTACCATATTACCCCCGTTATCTAAGTTAACAGTAATATTATAGCAAAAATAGATTTATTGGTCAACCAAAATATCATCCAGCACTGCCATTCTAACTTTGTCATACAGTGTTTCAGATACATCGTCTGTGAGTGCTATGCCCTT